CAGAGGGAGTCTTGAGACTTGATTCAAGTGATGGTGGTCATCTTGTTTATCTCTCTAAGACAGACGAAAGCGTAATTGGATCTGCACAAAATGTGTTAATTCTTTGGAGAGTTCCTTCTGATGGAAGTGGTCAGGGCACATATGGAAACTATACTTACTCTACATCTACGAACATCGCTATAAGTTCGCAAGGTGATACAGGTGGAAGCAATCCAAATGTCAGTTTCTCCTCTGCTGGTCCAACAGACTATGGAGATCCTGGTGTTGGTGTAACATCTGTTGACTTCAATTCTTCAAGAACTAACTTTAGAGCTTGACATCTCTATCTTTTACATTTATAATTTACTTGCGAGAAATATATCATGCACTTACAGACTACTTATTGGCATTTTGATTACATCTTTAGTGAAGAAGAGTGTGATAAAATTATAGAGAAGGGAACTTCTATACTTAATCGACAGTCTGATGATCAGAATGTGGGGAAAGTATATGCTGATAGTTTGAATAAACAAGTCAATAAGAGTGCCAGAGACTGCAACATTGCATGGCTAGATGATCGCTGGATTTATGAAAAGATTCAAGAGATAGTCGAGGTTGCAAATCAGGGTGCTGGTTGGAACTGGGATGTATCTGTGTGTGAGAAACTTCAGTTCACAGAATACAAAGTCGGTGGGCACTACAGTTGGCACGCTGACGGAGGATCAGACCATCCAAGTGCATATCAAGGATCAAAACGCATCAGTGATTATGCTGGTAAAGTAAGAAAGATTAGCATCACTATAAACTTGTCGGATCTAGAAGATTATGACGGTGGAGAGTTGATGTTCTCCGACCCTACATATATTTCTGATACTTTTGGTGAACTAGGAGAAACTGAACCATACACCCCTAAAGAGTTTTGTGGTAAGGGATCTGCAATTGTTTTTCCGAGTTTCACAATGCACAAAGTCTCTCCAGTTACGAGAGGGACTAGATATAGTTTAGTGACCTGGGTCTTAGGAGAACCATGGAAGTAAATCAAAAGACTAAAATGAAAGCCGTTTTTTATTCCAAAGATAATTGTCAATGGTGCGAAAGAGTCCGAATGTTATTTGATACTCTTCACATTGATTACATTCAATATAAGTATGAAGAGGACTTTACTAAGGAGCAATTCTACAAAGAGTTTGGTGAGGGTGCCACTTTCCCACAGGTTTCAATCAACAACCAACACATTGGAGGATGCAAAGACACATTGCACTTCCTTCAGGAGCAAAACCTGTTATAATAGTATAAATAAATTTTAAGTTATGGAGGAACAACTCACACTTTAAGTAAAGTGGTTGTTCCCTTGAGGAACGACCAATTAGGGAGTTCCAGGAGAACTAAAATGTTAGCAGTCAGTCTTGTTTTTGGAACGTTAGTTGCGTTCATGGCGTTCTTGGTTGGTGGAGTGGTTGGATGGACAACCAGAGAGTATCTGTTGTATAATGCAACTGAACAACCAACAATGCACCCAGAGATGTATGATGAAAATGGAAACGTCATCCATGATTCATTGATTGCATTCAAATTCACTTATGATGACGATTTTGAAGAAGAAGATTAATTATTTTGGAGTTTAATCATGGCTAAATTGCCCCCCAATCCTCTTGTAACTGAGGTATTTCAAAAAGTTTCAAACGCAAAAACAAAAGCAGAAAAGATCTCTATCTTGCAAGAGTATAGAAGTCCTGCATTGATTCATCTTTTTGTTTGGAATTTTGATGAGACCATTGAGTCTGCGGTGCCCGATGGTGAGGTTCCTTACACCCCTAACGACAATAAGACTGGTGAAGGTGTAAGCAGACTCAACAGTCAGTATAGAATCCTCTATAACTTTGTGAAGGGGGGTAATGACTCTCTGAAGACCACTCGTAGGGAGTCTATGTTCATTCAACTTCTTGAGTCGCTTCACCCAGAAGAAGCTGAATGTCTTTGTCTAGTAAAGGATAAGCAACTTGGAAAACGATACAAAATCACCCACAACACTGTTAAAGAAGCCTATCCCGACATCATCTGGGGATCCCGTGGCTGATAACGATCTGTGGACTGCGGAGGAACTGCAAGATTGTAAAAGAATCTACGGTTGTACCGTGCTCCATCAGAACGCTAACACCAGGCAGCTCAATGACAAGTCACTGCCTAATGATGCATACTTGGTTACATACGTTATTGATGGGAAAACATACTATGACTTGACCAGAACTGGAAAGAGATTGAGACTCTTTGATATGTACTGGGACAAGTATCGTGAGGGGTTGAAGAGTATTGTCTGGGGTCCAGGCACTGCCAACCCAAAGACATGGGGAGAAGACCCAAAACCAAAATCGAAAAAATAATCCAAAATATCGGGAAAAAAAATTCCCCAAATTTTTTGCTCTGTAGGGTTCGCTATGATACAAAATGTAGTGATTGCAACAGTGTTGACATAAATAGAAACGAGGACTATAATATCCTTGTCGTTCATCCAATGCTCAGTATCCTACTGGCATTTACCTTAGCCCATCATAATGATAGTTCACCTTATGGGTGGCATATGAGTTGTGAAAGGTATCTACAACAACGAATTGAAATCCTTATGGATGACAATTTAGACACCAGATCCAAGTATAATCTTATCGGTTATCTTAGATCTAAGGTAAAAGGTGAGTGCAATGAGATGCTGGTCTAGGACGCAAGTAAGTCGCGGAACGGAGCGTTCATCCCATGTTAGAATTATTTCTATACACAACGCTCACATGTAAGGAAGCCGATGATTTAATGATTCGGATTTCCAAGCATGATGATCTACCTGCACTTGTGAAGGTAGAACTAGTAGAGACCGTCAAGGAATCTGCACCTGAGTGCTATTGGGACGCAAACGACTGAAGGAACGGGGCTAAAAATCCCTAGTATTTCAGGAGTAAACTCATGAACACCTTAACTCTCATCAAAAAGCAGATCAACAAAGCATCTGCTCTTCACGATGCACAGATTTCTCACACTGCATATCGTGGTGTGGTTTACGAAACCTGTGGTCACGAACCAAAGGAAACTCACGGTACTTTCTGCTATCGTGGACGCACCTATAACAAGTGATGGAGTATTATCGATATCATTACGATGATATGGATAAAGATAATAGACCACCAGCGTGTTATCAACTCAAATACAGAGGATGTTACTACTGGTCCTGTTATCGCATTCACATGAAAGACTGGCTTGAGAAAGTCTTAGTAACGAGAGGGAATTGACTTTCCCTCTTTTTTTGTTTATAATATGAGTAAACTAGACTGCCATGGACAGAGACAAGTTAAAATTAATTGTACGAAATCTGAAACTTTTGGTTGAATCTCTAGAATCGGAAGTTTATTCTGATGTTGACTCTTTCCGTGCTGTTGCAGAAGAAAGAGTTGATATGTATGGAGGATCTTCTACACTGTCTACAATTCACCACGATTACGACGAAATTTTTGACGACGATGACGGATACCCTGACTGATTGGAGATACTCTGATCAAAAGATGAAGGTCAGACAAGCATGTTTGAAGACGCTTCTGCAGAGATTTGGATCAGAGTTGACTCCAGATGGTACACCTAAATATTCTAATCAGAGCATATATGAGTGCGCCCATGATTGGGTGTCTCAGGGCAATATGATTACACACGGTATCATCAAGTATTACGAGGTCTACTATGCGTCTCAAGGACACAATCAGATTAACTAAAGAAGCACTTAAGCAACCATGGTTGTATAATGAAGGAGAACTGACTTTCATGCGTAAAGCAAGAAAGGCAGCGAAAAAGCAATTGAAATTGAAACAAATGAGGAAGAATGAAAGTAAAACTGATTCAAGCAACACCGAATCCTGAAGAGAATATGGCATATATTGCTAGAGTCTCAAACCCTAGCAATCAAGATAATCCTAACTATGCAAAATTGTTGGGATATTGCATCAAGCACAATCACTGGTCTGTATTTGAACAGAGTTTCATGACTTTGGAGATTGAAACTACTCGTGGTCTGGCAGCTCAAATTTTGCGACATCGTTCGTTCACATATCAAGAGTTCTCACAACGATATGCTGATTCTTCCTTACTCTCCGAGGAGATTCCCCTCCCAGCACTGCGATCCCAAGATCATAAGAATCGTCAAAATTCTATTGATAACGTTGACGAGCATAAGAAACAAAGGTTTGAGATTCTGATGCAAAATCACTTCCGTCAGGGAATGAATTTGTATCAGCAAATGTTGGACGAGGGCATCGCAAAAGAGTGTGCTCGCTTTGTACTTCCTCTGGCAACTCCAACCAGACTCTATATGTCAGGTTCATGTCGCTCATGGATTCACTATATCCAACTGCGTTCTGCTAACGGCACTCAGCAGGAACACATGGATATTGCAAACGAGTGCAAGAAGATTTTTACCGAAGTCTTCCCAGCAGTGTCTGAAGCACTTGAGTGGGTCTAAATACTTTTTTATTATCATCATGGCATCCTATCCTGTAGTAAACACGAAAACTGGTGAACAAAAAGAAGTAGTCATGAGTGTTCATGACTGGGATCAATGGAAAGCAGACAATCCAGATTGGCTGCGTGATTATTCTGATCCATCAACTGTACCTGGTGTGGGTGAAGTTGGTGAGTGGAAGGATAAACTGTATAATAAAAACCCTGGCTGGAATGATGTGCTTAAAAAAGCACAGACAGCTGGTAGAAACCGTCAAAAACTAACCCTCGACTAAAACTTATGCCCAGAAAGAGAAAGTCTGTTGAAGTTTCACCTGTTGGTGCTGGTTATACTGCAAAACAAATGAAGAGGAGAAAACCAATCAACCAAGATTTATTGGTTGATATCGAACCTCTAACTGAAAACCAGAAAAAGTTTTTTGCCGCATACGAAAAAGGACAGAATGCTTTTCTATATGGATGTGCAGGAACAGGAAAAACTTTTATTGCTTTATATAATGCACTAAAAGACGTTCTCAACGAGTACACACCTTATAACAAGATTTACATCATTCGTTCTTTGGTCGCTACAAGAGAGATTGGATTTCTCCCTGGTGACCATGAAGACAAGTCTGCACTTTACCAGATTCCTTATAAGAATATGGTCAAGTATATGTTTGAGATGCCCACAGATGCAGACTTTGAGATGCTGTATGGTAATCTAAAGGCACAGGAGACGATTAGCTTCTGGTCTACATCTTTTGTTCGTGGAACCACCTTTGATGATGCAATTCTCATCGTGGATGAGTGTCAAAACTTGAATTTTCACGAATTAGATAGTATAATTACACGAGTGGGTGACAATTCTAAAATTATGTTCTGTGGTGACGCCACCCAATCCGACTTGACAAAATCTAATGAAAGAAATGGAATCATGGATTTCATGAAAATCATTGAGCAAATGGAATCATTCAATATCGTCGAATTTGACACTGAAGATATTGTTCGTTCTGGACTTGTCAAGGAGTATATCATCAAGAAACTGGCAATGGGTTTTTAATGTTTAATTTTGTTGACGTGAATCTCCCTCAACTTGAGAGGGAGAGTATTGATGGAGTTCGTTACTATAAACTTCCCACAGAGGATGAACTTCGGAAACTGGTGTCCATTACTTCGGTCACCAGTTTTTACAATCGGCAGGTGTTTGCTGATTGGAGAAAAAAAGTAGGCGAAGAGAAAGCAAATCAGATTACTAGAAAGGCAACAAGCCGTGGGACTGATATGCACTCTCTTGCTGAAAGTTACCTGAAGAATGAAGAACTCCCTTCCGTTCAACCATTGTCAGAGTATTTGTTTAAGCAAGCAAAACCATATCTGAATAAGATTGACAATATCCACGCTTTGGAAGACAGTCTTTACAGTCTTCACTTGGGTATTGCTGGCACCGTTGACTGCATTGCAGAATATGATGG